CGGGGATCGTATCTGCGTTGACCATTGCCACAAAACTGGCAAAGTTCGCGGTCTTCTTTCTCATATTACAAATCTTGCACTCGGTCAGCTTCTCGACGACCCTGAAGCCTTGCTTCGTGGGGCGGAGTATCTGAAAAATGGCGGATCAAATGAAGTTGAAAGTCCCGAAGTCGATGCTGAAGAACATCATGTTCCGCAAGAAGGTGATGAAAATGGCAGCGGGGAGCCCAGAAGTCCAAGCTGACCTTTGGGCAATGTGCAATCGAGACATTTTGTTTTACATCAACGTGTTTGGGTACACGTTGGACCCCAGATTGGACCCTTCTGTGCGTCCATTTATCCTTTACCCGTTCCAAGAGCAAGCAATTTTGGATATGTGCGACTCAATTGACAACGGATACGACCTTGCAATGGTCAAAAGCCGTGATATGGGTGCATCTTGGCTTACAACTACGGTTTTCGCGTGGTATTGGCACTTCAAACCGATGAAATCGTTGCTTTTGGTCAGCCGAAAAGAGGGTTTGGTGGATTCTCCGGGCAACTCAGCATCATTGTTCAGCAAAATCGACTTTCTTTTGCGGTATATGCCGGGCTGGCTGCTGCCAAACTTCACCAGAACCAAGTTGAGGCTTACAAATGACGACAACGGTTCAGCGATTACTGGTGAATCTACTACTGGTGATGTTGCTCGGGGCGACCGTAAGACCTGTATTGCCCTTGACGAGTTCGCATCTGTGGAGAACTCGGAAGCCGTTCTCGCGGCCACCGCAGATGCCACAAACGCGAGGTGGTTCGTAAGCACCCCCAAAGGGACTGGCAACTCTTTTTACGACATCGTGCACTCTGGCCGCACAAAAGTCTTGAAGTTTCACTGGAGCCAAGACCCAAGAAAAAATTCAGGTTTGCAGACAGATGAAGACGGTAAACCCACCAGCCCTTGGTACGAAAGAGAAAAGTCAAGGCGGACCCACCCTGTTGAAATAGCTCAAGAGCTCGATCTTGATTTTGGTGGCTCAGATTATCTGTACTTTCAACCTGATCTCATTGACAAGTTGGAGCAAGAATCAAAGGTATGGACAAAGCGTGGCACTCTTGACTTTGATGAGGGCTGCACACCGATTAGTTTCATAGAGCTAGGAACCTCAGGAGACTTGCGTGTGTGGGGTGAAAACCACCCAAACCAGAAGACTTACTATGTGGTCGGGGTTGATGTTGCAACTGGGACCGGATCGTCCAATTCGGTCATTTCCGTTGCAACGGCAGAGGGCGTAAAAGTTGCCGAGTTTGTATCGCCACACTTGCGTCCAGACCAGCTTGCAAAACAATGCGTTGCAATTTGCAAATGGTTTGCTGGGCTATCTGACTCTGGTGCATATCTTGCATGGGAGGCAAACGGGCCGGGCCGTGTGTTCGGCGATGCTGTCCGAGAAACCGGATATGGCAACTTTTACTACCGCAGGAACGAGAAGTCCGTTGCAAGCTCTACCAGCTCAGTGCCGGGGTGGTTCAGCACCAAAGAAGAAAAGATTGCATTGCTGGGGCAGTATCGAAAGATGCTGACTGATGGCACATTCGTCAACCCCTCTCGTGAAGCTGTTCGTGAATGCCGAGAGTATGTGTTCACTCAAGCCGGTGGAATTGTGCACTCCAGATCACGGTCTGGGGTAGACCCTTCTGGTGCCCGTGACAATCACGGGGACCGTGTGATTGCCGACGCTTTGTGTGCAAAACTGAGTAATGGCATGGCAAATCCGAAGATTTCCAAGACAGCCGATGTTTCCCCACATTCCTTGGCGTTTCGCCGTCAGCAGAGGATTGAGGCAAGTCGGAAAAAACAGGAAAGCTGGTAAAGTTTGGAATACAACAACTCAAGCATTGAGAAGCTGAAGAAGTCAATCAGTCACAATCGCAAACTGTTGCAGCCGTACCGTGAAAACCGTGTCGCGGCTGTTCGTGAGTTCGTTGGTCGCAACTACTCTGACTCAGGTTCAAAAGATCGAGTGCCGATCAATATGTTGGAACTATTTGTTTCTACATATTCTCGTCAATTGATCGGCAACCGTCCGAATGTATTTGTACAGCCTCGTGTCGAATCACTTGCTCCTCAAGCGAAGGAGCTCGAACTGGCAACAAATCACGTTCTAAAGGAAATGGAAATTGAGTCAACGCTCCGTGCCGCAGTCATCGACGCTTTGTTTTGTATCGGAATTGTCAAGGTGGGAGTTGCCGAGGCGGACGGAGAAGCCATGCGTGGGTTTCGTTACGACAGCGGCCAGCCGTTCGCTGAAACCATCGACTTGGATGATTGGGTCCACGATATGTCTGCGCGTCATTTGGACGAATGCTCGTTCATGGGTCATCGGTTCAAAGTCCCGACTGAGGTTCTCAGAAGTTCCGACGTATATTCCAATCCAGAAAACATACCGACGAGCAAAAGATCGCTAATCAACGATTATGGCGATAGCCGTGTAAGTGCAGTTGGTCATGCGGAAATGTATGGAGATTCTGGCCAAGGTGAGGTATCAGAGCTGTGGGAGGTCTACTTGCCAAGAGAGGGCCGAATCTGCACCTTTGTTGCCGATGAAACTGGCTTGCCTCTCAAGAAGATCAGAGATATCGAGTGGGAGGGCCCAGAAATGGGGCCATACCACTTCCTAAAGTTCTCCGAGGTGCCCGGCAACACCATGCCGCTGCCACCAGTCGCAACCATGATGGACTTGCATGATCTTGCAAACAAGCTTTTCCGCAAGCTGGGGCGACAGGCCGAGCGTCAAAAGGATGTGGTTGGATACCGTGGTTCCGCAGAGCAGGACGCAAAAAATGTCCAGTCCAGCTTCGATGGCGGTGTGATCCGTATGGACGACCCGCAATCGGTGCAGACCTACAAGTTTGGTGGCATCGACCAGCAAAACCTTGCCTTTGTGTTGCAGTTGAAAAACTTCTTCAACTACTACGGTGGCAACATTGACACCTTGGGTGGCCTCGGCCCACAATCTTCAACAGTTGGTCAAGACAAACTTATCAACGAGTCAGCCTCGCAACGTATGGCCGACATGCAAGAGGCAGCTCGTGGGTTTGCAAAAAGCTTGTGCACTTCTGTCGGTTGGCACATCTACCACGACAACGAAAGCGAGCTGGAGCTTGAAAAGACTGTCGCGGGCACAACTCTGAAAGTCCCGTTTGTTTACAACAAGTCCCGCAAAGAGTCAGACATTTTTGACTTCAACATGGACATTGAGCCGCACAGCATCATTTCCCAGACTCCCGGTGAAAAGCTTCAGCAGCTTCGTGAGCTGATGAACAGCTTTATCAGCCCATTGTTGCCTGCCATGCAGCAGCAAGGTATTTCTGTTGATGGCAAGAAGTTGATTGAGTTGGTATCTCGGTATTCACAGATCCCTGAGCTTGCCGGACTTTTTAAGGGCGTTCAGCAACAAGCTGGTGGTGGTCAAGAGCAGCAAAGTCCCGCCCAAAAACAAACCGAAATCGTACGAACGAACCGGCCCGGAGCTACCACTCGGGGTCAAGATGACGCTATGGCTAGGATGATGATGGCTGCTGGGGATGGTCCCGGCGTTCAACCTGCTGAAGCTGCTGCTATCGAAAGGCCCGTAGGATAATGCCGACATATTGCTATGAAAAACCTGATGGCTCGATTCTTGAGAAGGTGATGACGATTGCTGAGATGGAGTCATTTGACAAAGATCCTGTTGAAAATGGCGAAAAGTTGAAGCGTCGTATTGACGTTGAGATGGGTGGGTTTGTTGCCAACGGTGACACTTGGGCGACTGGCTTGGTTTCAGAGTCAGCAGCTTGTCACCCAGACGACATACCAAGTTACAAAGCACACGCAGAAAAGCATGGTGTACCAACAGAATATAACCGTGCTGGCTGTCCGATTTTTACATCTCGTGGGCACCGTGCCAAGTATCTAAAAACTTTTGGATTGCACGACCGCAACGGTGGATACGGAGATGGCTAAGTACCAAGGCAAAACAGTGACACTCAACAAGCCTTTCCGGACTCCCGGTGGGTCAAAAAAGTTTGCTGTCTACGTCAAAGATGGGGATCGAGTCAAAATCGTCAGGTTCGGCGACCCCAACATGAAGATTCGCAAGAATGAGCCCGGTCGGCGTAAGAACTTCCGTGCTCGGCACAACTGCGACAACCCCGGACCCAAAACTAAAGCACGATATTGGTCGTGTAGAAACTGGTAAATCCGACAATAAGGAAGGCTATGTCTGAAAATATCGAACAACAAGATGCCGCTGAAGAGCCAGAGTTCTCGCAAGAGGAGTCTATGGAACAAATCCAAGAAATGGAGGAGGAGTTCAATCAGCGTCAAATCGAGGAATACATTGCCTCTAAGAAATCAGAGCAGGCCGAAGAAGAAGAAGAAGAGGACTGCGATGATTGTGATGAGGAAGAAGAGTCTGTAACAGTTGAGGATGGTGATGAGGATGCTGCATACTGGGAACAGCTTGCAAACCGCTCTGTTTCTGTTGGCTTGTCCGAGGAAGACCTTGAGCGTCTAGGTGACGTAGACGCTATTGAGAGCACAATTCGCATCCTCGAAGCACGACAGGACGATCCCGACATTGAAGAACCTTCGGATTCTGTCAGCTTCGACGACATTCCTGAAGAGATGCGTGAGCACTTTGAGAAGCTCAATTCGCATTATCAAAACCGTATCCAAGCACTGGAAGATCAACTCGGCAACTACAACGAGTATGTCGATCTTCAGGCTGAAAAAGCTGTCAAATCGGATTTTGATGGCTTTGTCTCTGATCTAGGACCAGATTTCGAGTCGTTCCTTGGCACCGGATCAACAGACAATTTGGATGGCGACTCACAAGAGCTTGAGCGTCGTGTGTCTATTCTTGAAGAGATGAATCTTCTTGCTACTGGATATGAAGCATCTGGTCGGGCGGTGCCTGAAGATGCTGATTTGTTCAAGAAAGCTATGAACTCTCTCTATGGAGAACAGATTCGCGGATTGCATGAAAGTTCTCGTGAGGAGCGAGTTGCCCAACGTCGAGGCAAGTTTGTCAGCCGACCCACACAGAAGCGTGGTAAGCCAATGTCGCCGGAGGCGGCAGCTGTGGCTAACGTGCGGAAGTACATGGAAGAAGCTGGCATCGGAATCAACGGAAGTGAATAACGACTCTAATCTTTCCTAAAGGGATACACAATGGCACTACAAGCCGATCAGATTGCTGATTTGATTACCGTGACCCTCAAGGATCTCGGGCGGCTCAAGTTCACCGAACTTGCATCCTCTCTCCAAGATTATCACGCTATGGGCAGACTTCTGGACCAATACAAGGTTCAGTATCAATCCGGTACTGCGGTTCAATACAACATCATGTTGAGCCAGTCCGGTGCTGCTAAGAACGTGGGACTCTTTGAGAGCGATAACGTCAACATTGCTGACGTTATGACCACCGCTTCGATTCCTTGGCGGCATTGCACGACCAACTACGCCTTCGAGCGTCGTGAGGTCCAGTTCAACGCAACCCCAGCCCGTATCGTCGAACTTGTCAAGATTCGTCGTACGGACGCCATGATCTCGCTGGCCGAGCTTATGGAGAAAAACTTCTGGCAAGCTCCTCCCACAACTGGTGACACCACCCACCCATATGGCATTGCATACCACGTTGCCAAGGGTGCAAACGGTGAAGAGGGCTTCCTCGGTAAGCGACCCTTTGCCCAAGACGGCTCGCAGTTCGCCGACAGTGCGGGTATTGACCCCAACCTCGATGCAAACTCCGCTTGGCGTAACTACTTCGCGGACTACGATGATGTCACCAAGACTGACCTCGTTCGCAAGTGGCGTAAAGCTTCGGTCTTTACCAACTTCAAGCCACCAGTCCCGGTCGCAGACTACAACACTGGTAGCAACTACTCGTATTACACGAACTACAACGTGATTGGTCGTCTGGAAGAGGCTCTTGAGGCTCAGAACGACAACCTTGGCAACGACATCGCATCGAAGGACGGACAGCTGGTCTTCCGTCAAGTTCCCGTGATGTGGGTGCCACACCTTGAAGACGACACCACCAACGGTACCGACCCTGTGTACGGCATCAACTGGGGTGTTCTCAAGCCCGTGTTCCTCTCTGGTGAGTACATGAGAGAAGAAGGTCCATCGGTTGTTCCCGGTCAACACACCACTTTCCAAGTGCACGTTGACACGACCCTCAACTTCATGTGTACTGACCGTCGCCGCCAATTCCTCTTGAGTAAGGTGTCCTGACATGGCAGTACGATACGATGGTGGAGCATTGGGTTCTTTTGCATTCCCAATCACTAACCCACGAAATCAAGTGCAATACTTTGAGGACTTCAACAGTCAGTTCATTGCTGCTGCGGATACTGAGTATTTCGTAGTCACTCAGCAAACAAACGGCACGTTTGCTTTGCTCGCTGATGGTTCTTTCCAGCACGCTGGTATTGGACACCTTTCAGCCGCTAACGCAACTGATGGTCAAGGTGCAAACCTGCAATTCTTGACCTGCCACTTGGAGCCTGATGAAGCTGGCGACTATATGTTTGAAGCACGAGTCCGCTTCTCGACTGACGGATCTACGAACAGCGTCACTGACGAAATGTTTGTTGGTCTGGCACAACAGCAGACGACTGACTTGATCAACAGCTCTGATGTAATCGTCAGCAACAAGCAGTACATCGGTTTGACCACAACTGCTCTTGAATGTGATTCCGGCCACGGCACCTTGATTGCCTGCGACGGAACCACCAAGAAGGCAGCCGGGTCTTCCGCTGTGAAGCTCAATACGTCTGCAAACAGCGGTGTGGGTGTGAGCGACTTTGCTCGCATCGGCATTTCTGTCCGCAGTGGCGTTGCTACCCTTTGGGTCAACGGAGAAAAGAAAGGCACTGTTGAATC